ATACACTAAGCCTCGACCGGTATCATAATATCTACCATTATTATCATAACTAAATCCAGTATTAATTAACCAAAAGCCGCCTAGTGCATCAGGTACTGTATTATATGTTGCCTCTTCTGAGTAAAATCCTACAAAGTCTAATTCGTCAATGTATAATTCACCAGTGATATCAAAAATACCTGCAGAATCTTTTACGTAAATTACTGCACTATCTCTGCGAGTACTAACATAAACCACTGTTGCACTGCCTGTATCCGTTGTAATATTATCGCCTACTTGTGGCAATGTTACAAAAGTTTCAATATTTAAAATATGGTCAATTTTTTCTACAATAGTATGACTTTGTGATAAAAATGCTGTAGTAAGTTCAGCAATGTCACCGTCAAACGGCAAGTAATCTTCTAGAGTAGGATATGTATAACTACGATTATTCCAGAATAAATTAATAGTATCACCTGCTTTTGTACCTAAATACATATCTTTAGGAGCACGTATTAACATATGGTCTACAGTGTTGTCAGCTAACTCTGGATCACCTGCTACTAACAACTTAATCGAAGTACTGTCAGCATCTGCACTATTTGCAATATTAACATATGTATCAAACGTACTGAATGGCTGTGATGAAATCTGTGGAATAATTTCTCTGTTTGCTTTCCAGAAACTTTCTCTATATTTTACTATTTGATTTTTAGTATAAGTTGTATCCGGATCAAATTGGCCTTGATATCTAGTTAATACATTACTTGCTTGGGGTATGCCTACTACTAAGTATTCGCCATCAGGGGAAACGTCAATACTTTCTCCAAATTTAGAATTATATGAATCTAGATATATACTTGGATTTTGAGATTCGTTCCAATTGGCAATATTAAAAACTGATCCACTTGTGTGATTAATTGTTGAAGTGTAATATTTTGTTATAGCACCAGTCTTATATATTACCTTAGAACCAATTATGTAATTAGTGTCAGGTGTCCATTCGTCTTTAAACTGATTATCTAAACTTATTTCCTGATCAAGCTGTAAATTAAAAGTTTCTTTAGTTCTTCTAAAATATGAAACTGTTCCGTTACCTGCTCCAGGAGCAGATACAAATACATTATTATTGTCTGCTGTAACAGCTAATGACTTACTAAATTCTTGAAGTGTACTATCGTACAATGAAGGATTGTCTACTGTCTGTCTATTTTCATATACTGGTGAGTTTTCTAATACTTTCCAGTCGCCTGCGTAATTATCAACCCATATTTTTTGATTAGAATATAAAGTTTGTTGAATAGTGTCATTTAAATCAGCCAGGCTGTCAATTCGCACTTCTCTTAATTTTACTAATGTAAAGTTTTGGGTATCAAAGTCTAAAATGCTATTTTGCACACCGGCTTTAACTTTAATCCTATTTAGATTTATGCTATCAATTTGATATAAACCTGTTGATTTAAATTTAGTTGCACCCTTAATGCCTACTATTTCATTAACTTCTAAGACAGAATCTGCCCATTTGTCGAGAGTAAATTCAACCAATGCTGCTCCGTTTGCAGCATATTGATTACGTAACACAGATGCTGATACTACATTAACATCAGCAGTAACTAACTGATATACTGTCCAACTATCGTTTGAAGTAGTTGACACCCAGATGTAATCGCCTAAATTAATTTGATCAACATCTGCTGTGCTTAAATCTAAAACATCACGTGTAATAAAGTCTACGTCTTCTTCGTTAACATAACCTGTAGACTTAATATATTCATTAGTAACAACAGTAGTAGGAAACGGTGCATGAGTATAATCTGCAGGCTTATCATAAACTTGATGTGGTAAAATTCTATAAATTTTATCAAAGTTAGTTTCAGGCAATGAGCTTACTAGTTCGATTGCCTGAGGCGACTCTTGCATCTTATCTTGTTTTAGATTAAATTCTACCTGCTGAGTTCCGTCAACGGCACCATAGCGACCTAGCTGAATTGCCCATTCTTCATAAAATTCTAAATTATCAATATTTGCATCACCTAATGCATTAAACAATTTAGTAAGTGCATTCATTGTACCTTTATCTGCAATAAACCCTCTGTAGAATTTAAATTGACTTACTTCGTCGGGTATAATATTTTCTAAATAATTGCGTTTTTGGTAACCAATTAAATGTTGCGCAATTTTCTGTTGCTCACTATCAAACCCGTCGGAATCTAGATCATAAAAATCAGTAAATTGATTAATTCTATAATCAAAGTTAGTAATTAATTCAGGTACAGGCTTTTCGTTTAATCTAGACCAATTGTTAACATTAAAGTCAGCAGCGCCTGGGATATTCTCAATTGCAACATAATAATACTGCTTATATTTCACTAGGCTGCCAATTGCATAATCTTGCCATTGTTCCCAATTAGAATATCTTGCATCATCAAATACAAATCCTGGAATATTTAAACTACCGTCCCAATTGTCAATTCTATATCCACTAACTTTAATTCTTTCTTGTCTATAACCTGTGCTTGGTTGATAGATAACGTCATTAAAAACGGTTTTGTTATCAATTAATACTACATGTTCCTTTTGTACTAAAGGAAACGCAATATGGTATAGCCCGTCATCTGTTCCAACAGTTTCAATACCAAAACTATTCTGTTCTCTTAACAAACTGTTAAATTCTGTAGATAATGGTTGACCGTCTGATTTTAATATACTGTAAGGATAGAACTTATCAGTTAAGTCATCGACCATTGCGTATTCACGTCGAAACTGGAGCTTTCTTGCTCCCGGACTTAGAGTGATAACTGTACCGCTAGCCCATCCTTGTGTAGTCCAGAATAGGAATTCTCTAGCTGCTTGATCCCAGTTGTCAACAATTCCGCCGGCGTCAGGGACATTATCTAGTATAAATCCAATGTCCTGTTGTCTTGCACTGTATCCTAGCAAGAAGTTAATTACTTCTTGACTAGATGATAACTTAGTACCGTATGAAATGCGCAACGTTGAAGAAGTATCAAAGTTTCTATAAAACTCTGCTGTCTTACCGCCTATAATAGGCAATGCTGCTAGAATTGCAAGGTTCTCAGCACTAAATGATGTTCCGCTAACAAACGCCGCTGTTACTCTATAGAACTTATTATCGTATTCTACTATCTGTCCTTCTGTATAAGATTTTGATTCTCTCCAAGGTGTAGCAGTTTCCGAAATACCACCAATAGTAACATTAATTTTTTTAGATGCAGACTGCACAGGATAATATTCAAAAAACGGATTATCTTGATTATACCCTCTAATAATATATCCAGCAGCAGTCTTTTCGATTGCAACTCCGCTATAAATTACAAGATCAATTGGACTACTAGTGTTTAAGAATATATCATAGTTTTCTTGTGGTACAAATATTCCACTACGACCTTGACTCTGTGTCGGTGACCTGCTATCTAAAATTAAATTGAATTTCTTTTTATCAGTAAATCCAGCAACCTTAAATCCAAGCTGATTTTTTATTGATACTAGATCAGTTTTATAATCATTATAAACATTTAATATATCGCTAGCTACAAGATTATAAACATAGTTTACTAGCCCAGCAGTAAGTACACGAGTATCTGCATTATATGTATTTGGTAACTTTAGATCAGCTAATGTAATAGGTCGATTTGTCTCACTATACACCCATTGCCCTGCTAAGTTGCGGACAGTTCTTGAAACATCAAATCCTAAGCCCATAACTTTTGCAGGATTGTTTAACAAAAAGGCAGTCAACACTGCAAAAGGATATTCAGAACTACGACGCCATGCTGTTTCTACAGGAGCATGATCACCAAATTTAAAGTTTTGTGTCGTATATCTCAAGTTAAAGTTTTTTGCATAACTTGATCCAATTGGTGATCTTAATCGACCTTGGCTGTCTACAGGAATATTACTTGTTAACCCTGGACGAGCATAATTAGGTTTGTAAATTGCTTGTTTGTTTGGTTCTGCGATTTTACCTGCTTCTAAATCTTTCCAAAGAATCAAATTATCACTAGTATACGGTGCTGGACCATATGCTGCTTCCCACCAACTCGGCTTGATACTAAACCCAAGCATTTCCCACGGATGGCTATGCGGACGATCAGTATCAAATGCTCTAATGTATACACCTCTCCAAAAACCTGGTAACGGCTGTCCAGCAGGAGTATTCATATTAGAATAGTTGAAGGTAAAATCGTTGTTACGATCATAGAAATAATTATCAGTATAATCATTATCTACTAGACGCAGCCATTGTGTAAAGTCACCAATTAAACTATTATCAATTTCTGTCTTAGTAAATTCGTTTGATCTAAAGTCTCCTCCGACAAACTCATTAATATCCAACCTGTCTGATGAGTATTGTACTTTGATGTTATTAAAAATACGTTTCTCTAAGTCAAGTAACAGCTCGTCTCTATAGTCTAAATAAGCTCTAACATAACTACCGTCATGTCCTTTAATAAATGCAATGCCGACAGGATATGCATCTATTTCAATATTGTCAGATACTCCATAATTTGCTCCAGTTGTTGGCATATATAGTATTCTAGATAATCCAACATATTGCTGTGAATAAGATGTACCAGTGCCTCCTGCATCTAAGTCCGCTTGATTTGCTGCTGCTTTAGTTGTATAAACAGGATAGAACCACCCTCTAATTCCTACATTGGTATATCCCTGAGCTACTTCGCCATAAATTTTAAATGGTCCAGTACCAGCCGGCTCTGATGTCTGATATGTATCGTCAATTGTTAACTCGGGCACATACTTGGGGAATAATCCTAACTTAGTAGGAGTCGGAGCGACATAGCTTCCGTCTGTGCTTTCGTATTCATATATTTCAATTAAGTCATCTATGCGCTGTCCAGCATTAATTTCAACAAATCCATCATTATTAAAATTATAATCTTTGTCAAAAGTTAATTGGTTGCCATTTAAATACACAGCAACATTTTTAGCAGACAATTCTGCAAGCGAAAATGCAGTTGTTAGCGCATAAGATGTTGTTCTTGTATCTAAAACTGTATATTCAATTCTGTTAGACGGCCCAAACGCCAACATATCAGAAAAGTAAAACGGTTGCGATTTTAATTTATCTTTTGTAATTTCTTTTAGAATCTTATCAACGTGTTGTTTTGTTTCGCCGTCAAACCCTAATGTTTCTGCTTTTTCTAAGAATATTCTTTTAAATCTAGAATATTCTGTTTTAGAATATCGCAATGCTTTAATTATATTGTAATCTTTATTTGTTATATGATATAACGGTAAGTTAATCGGTCCACTATGTTTAACAAATCTTTTTCCGTACTGGTCTAATTCGCCTAGATCTCTTAGGTTGCTATAGCCTGGATATGCTCCAGTAAATGCACCTAGATCTTCAATCATACTTTCTACGTGATCAATAACTTCACCTAAAGTAAATTCACTTACGTCCTCGTTAAGCGGATTACGTTCTAAGTTATACGGAAATTCATAATAACCATTTGAGTTTTTAGCAGTCTTTGATACTGTTTTAATCTTTACTACATCATTAACCGTTAAATCATTGTAGAATCTAATAAATGCACGATTATTAATACGATCAATTTCGTAATCTTGTAGACGTACTTGAATAGTGTTATTCAAATAAACTACAACTGTTAAATCATTTAATGACCCTGCATTATTATAAACATCTATTTCAAAATTATTTAATAATATATTAGTAGCAGAATATTGCTTAATTACCCACTGTTTACTTATTGTAGGAGTACTACTAAATCCATTTACATATATTGAATTAGTTAAAGTACTATACTTTTTAAGATAACCCGATTTAATTTCGTGTGTATATAAATCAGTTTCATCTTGATACTGAAATGTGTCATTTAACAAATTAAAATTAAAAACAATATCGCCCGAGTTTTCTATAGTTTTATAAGATAGTGGAAATCCTAATTCAACATCAGATGCTCCGTCGCCAATTGCATAAGAAAATAATTTTGTTCCGGCAAATGTAGTAGATCCGTAATAATCAACATCACTAAAACTATTACCATTTATATCAAATATGTCAAATAACGGTGCTTGGTTATTTGTTGTTTTTTCTTGTGCAGCATTCCATATGCCATTCTGGTAATAAAAACTTTTTCCTGCATAAACATTACCTTGAGTAACTAACACAGTTTCTAAGTCATTTGGAATAGAATCTTCTGCTTCAACTAAGCTAATTTGTCTAGAGTTACCAATAGTAATAAAGCTAACTACATAAATCTTACCACTAACTAGGATATCAGTATCAGCTGTAAATAATATTCTCATGCCGTCGGCAAAATCTACACCGTCGACATTATATCCTAACTGTCCTTCAATTGTCGAAAATACATCTGTAGTAAATGTATCTATTAAATCAACATCTTGTTTTGCAAAACTGCCAAATTTATTTAATTTTAATCCTGCTTCAAATTCAATAATAGGGCGCTTTGCTCTGTTTGCTTCGTCAATTGTTTCTGGTAAATTATTATATGTTGCACTCTTTAAGATTACATCTCTGTGATGCCATCTGTTGTAGCGACTCCATGCATTTCGATCTGGACTTGCACGATTGACTACAATATAATCTTTTGTACCTGCGTATGCTGTTGCATTTGCAAATGGTAAAACATCAAAGTTATCAGCATCAAACGGAATTAATTGCACTGACGCATACGCTGCCGGAATAATTAAATCTTGATCTTTAACTAATTTAATTGCAGTTCCAACACCTTCTACATACCAGTTATTAGAGCTATATTTTGCAGGAATTACTTCTCCCTGGAATCGAATCTTCATCCCATTACTGAGTTCTACTCCGTTAGCACTTGTATAATATTTTTTACCAAGAATTTCTGCTTCAACATCAATAAATGAACTTTCTTCAACATCGTAAACTCTAATAACTCCACTTGTATCAATATTGTTTTTACTAATGTAAAACAGTTTATCTGGAGCATTGGATGGAACTGTAAATTGAATAGTTCCAGATTCAACATATGTAGATGTTGTCACATTACCGTCAGTATCTAATGTAGTAATGCCATCTCTATACAATGTTGATTGGTTAGTAAGAACTTCTTCACCAGGAGTAAATGTTCTTAGGATAGCAAATGCCATCGGATGTCCAATTGCAGAAATATCAAACTTGTACGTTTGACCTCTATATAGTTTAAGTGTAGGATTTTTTTCAAATCCGTCATTAAACACATATGTAGTGTTATCATCTTCGTTAGATAACGAAACTGTATATGTGCTTACAATATCTCTACTTTGTCCTCTAATAGCTACTGATACAGGACCGTCAGGTAACCAATAGTACTCACGGAAGTTTACAAACTTATCCCAATCAATATTAGGATTCCATGCATATGACTCTTGACTGTTTAATCGACTATGATCCGCAGTATTTGAACCAAACGCAGTTAATTGATTAATGTAATCATTATAATCTTTATAAAAAGTTACGTTACCGATATCATCTTTAATAACAGTAGCAGGCTCTAATTGATAATTTTTTCTATCTGATGACACATCAGACAAATAATTATCTGAAGAATTAAATGCTTTTGCTGTTTCTCGACCAATATAACCGTTAAGTTTATCAGCTACTCCTGGTTGGATCATTTGATCCAGCGTAGATTGTAAAAACTTTCTGTTAGCTTCAGATCTAAAAAACTTTGGTAGGAAATCAACCGATGTTCTTTTTTTATCACCTGGAGTTGGTAATGCGCTCTCGTTTTGATTATTATTGTACGCCATTAGTAGCTGCTTCCTGTACTATTAGTTGTAATACCGCCGCCGGTATTTGTTGTGCTTGTTGATGCTGCACTTGTAATGCCTGATGTTATAGATGTTGATACACTTGTAATCACTGTTCCGCTTGCCTGTAATTCAGTTGCTGTTATTTCGTCAATTGTTTCAATGTCCGATACTTGCGCTGCACTTAAAAAGATTTCGTCTGGTTCTGATTTTATTTCAAATAAGCTACCAAAGCTCTGTGTACCTTGACGCGGAACTATGACAATACTTACTAGTTTTGGACTCAGTTGGTTCATAATATAGGCACTAAGTTCTTGAAAGTAAAATGTTTCTCCAAAGTCCCAATTTTCAATTGCAAAAAATTGATCAATAGCACTAATTACATCAGCTTTAAGCTCATTATCATTTAACACCATTGATTTATTTTTCACAATTTTAAATTTCACCTGTAAGTCTTTGTTTGCTTTATTACCGAATAATATTTTATATTTTACTGGATGATAAATCACTTCATCACTTATACTCTTAATTGCATTAATTGACTGTCCGTATGCACGATATAACTCATCATTACTCGGAGGACGCGGCGCAGTCAAAAGTGTTCCATCAATGTATTTACGTGTATTGTCATCATAGGTTTTTGTTAAAACATATGTGTCAATAATGTTACTTGCACTCGGATCTATTCTGTAATTACTATCAGCAACATGGACATAGTGGAATTTAAGACCTGCTCGTCCTGTATATGCCTTATAGTCTGTATTGACAGTAGTGTTGTTTAACGACTTATTAAACACTCTAAATATATCTTCTTCTATTAGATAAAATAACTGTCCTTCAGTTCTTGTACTGTAAGGAGCAATCGCTGCTTCATTTTGTAATACAGTAATATCAGCATTTTCATTAGAGAAATATTTAAAATCTTCTACGCCGTCTGTAGTAGTATATTTCTTTTGGAAAATAATTTTTAATTCAGCTGCAAGTGAAGTATCATCTTGAGAAATTAATTGTTCAAACATTTCAGGATCGTCAACTACACTATCATCATCTGAATCAATAAACTGAATTTGAATTTTACGTGAATCTACATAACCTTCAGTGTCTCTAAATGCGTCAACAATTGTCCAAGAATAGTCTTTGCTAAACGGCAATAAACTTCCAACTTGTCTATTAATATTTAAGATATCAATTTTATCTCTAAATACTTGTCCAGTATTTGGATTATAAACTTTATCAGCTTTGTCGAAGAAGAATCGAATTTCGTCAGCGCTTTCAAATATGTATCTTAAATTGCGATAGGTAATAGTGTATCGTTCTCCGTCAGTTTTAAAATATAATAGCCAGCTAGAATCAAGATTCTGTCCGCTAGTATCACCCGCTTTACCCAATGCAAAAACATTAATTGTATTAATATTTTCATCAGTAATTAATACCCATTGACGAATATTAGCATCATACCTTAACGCAAAATCTTTATATGAAAATGCTTGGTCAATGACTTGTGTTTTAACGTCATCAATTAATGTTCTAGAAAACTTAGGAATAATCTGATCTAATATTACTGAATCTTCAATGTAATCATTAAACATAATCGGTCCGATGCCATTATCATTAACGACTGTTCCGTCTGCAGATACTGCTATTACTTTGGACCACTTGTATACACTAATACCTAGCAAGTTAGCATCAGTAGTTAATGTACCATCTTGTTTAAAGTATTGTTGCTGTCCTGTATCAGTCAAAGGTGCAACAAATCTACACATTGTGCCCGATTCTATTAGTCGCAAACTGTTTGCAGTAAACGATCCAACTGCATATGCATTGTTATCAATATCTTTAAATAAACCAGTTGTACGATTAGTTGCAAATGAAGATTGTTCCCAAGTTGCATTAAGGTCTGATACAATAATGTTTGCATATTTGCCTAGATAAAAGTTTCTTGTATTAACGCTTGATATTATTGGTTCAACTACGTTATACAGAATTCCTTCAATATCACTTTGTGTTGCAAAAGTAAAACTTGTTTTTTCTAAAAATTCATCTTTATAAATCACACCATCGTCTGCAAACAAACTTGTGTTTGAATATTTTCCACTAGCATCTTTTAAATCAAAGAAGCGACTTATTCCACTTGATATTCTATTAGAACTTTTAGTCTTAATAATATCTTGGCTAATTGCAAGTGGTCCGACATTATAATCTTCGCCAGTAATTAACCGATTCTGTGTATAGTAAGTAGCTGGTGCATTTTGCTTGATTTCTTCGTCAGTTTCACTAGGTGCTCCATTACTAACTGTATACTTTAATCTTAATCCAAGTGTTAGTGTTTCTAAACTTCCAGTTCTACTCTGATAAGGAATTTCAATCGAAACTAGCCCCATTGCTCCCGGAGTAATTGTACTGTAGGCATTTGAACTAGTTCTGTAATATACTTTAAAACTACCGGCTGGTAAATTTCCAAATATACCGTCGCTGAATACTAAGTTAATTCTGTCACCAACTCGAGTAGTAACAGTATATACATTTCTTAAGCCTTGAAACAAACTATTGTAAATTACATTATTTCCTTCAACTGCATCAATTTTTGTCCATGCATTTGTTTCAAATCCATTTGTATCTGTTTCATACAACCATACGTCTGAGTTGTTGATGTCAGTTGCATCAATAGCAACTGACTGATTCGGAGTAGGATTATTTACTGTAAAATTACCACTATCAAGCGCTCCCTGACGGAAGTGCATAAAAAATCCAGTATTAGAGCTGCCAGCGCCTTGTCCATCATCGCGGAAAAGGAATGCAGGACTTGTACCAGGTAATGGCGGTTCTTCAACAATTGAATCGTTTTGAATATCTGAACTTACTACTTCAAATTTAGTTCCTACACCTTCAATTCTTTTAGCAAACGGAAATACTGCACTGCTTGTGTTTGTTGCATTGAAGCGATATTTTTGTGTTAATACGTCTGCAATAGTTGCAGATTTTAATGGATTACCGATTGAGTTTGCTAACGGTAATCCTGCATTTAATACTTTAATAAATTGTTCAAAGTAATTAGAGTTAGCTAAATCATTCCATTTAATTACTATGTTTGCAAGATTAAGTCCTGTACTATCAAATACACTTTCCGTTGTTTTAAGAGTTTCTATTCTTAATAAACCGTTTGCTGCTTGATTTCTACGAGGATTGTAAGACAACATACGTGCAAGACGTAAAACGCTTTCTCTGCGTTCTGCTGTTTCAAGGAAGTTTTCACGAGCATTTAAATCAATGCGGAATGATAAGTTTTGCCCAAGGAAAGCAATCATATCAATAAGTGCAAGATATTCACTTGACTCTATGTAATCATTAAAATCTTCTGGATAATTTTGACGTAGATAATTGATCATCGTACGACGAAGATTGTCAAAATCGTAACTCTGAAAATCAGCATTACGGTATGATTGGTATATTCTCTTCCAGTCTTCTGCTACTAGTAGCCTTGACTGTCTATCACTTGCAGACATATTTAGATTCCTTGTTTACTATGATATTTATCTGATAAGATAATGTACGTATATTATAATAAACCGTTTTTTTGATCAAATCTAAATTTAAGAGATTCCGAAATGTTGTATGGTAAAAATATTATAGAACATTCTACACTAATGCCCTGTTCGTACGAATCTACTACAATAGAGTTGACACCTAGTCTAGGATCATAGTTGACTATCTTAGTAACATTTTCAACTATTGCATCTTGCACATCTTGTGTAAACGGTTCATATAACAGATCCCAAATAATAGTTCCAAAAGTAGGATCTGTTAGTTTTTCTCCTTGGCGAATATGAAAATAATTAATTAAATCTTGCTTAATTAAATCAAAATCATATAACGAAAATCCCTTAGCATTATCATTAATCGTGGAAAACCCTTTATATGCTCTTCCAGATTTTGCCGGTGTAGCTTTTGGAGAAACGGTTACACGTTTATATAGGTTTTTTTCTAAATCGCTCATACTATATTTACCCTATTTTATTGAGCACCTATTGGAGGCACCAATGTATCACTGTTAGTCTGCGTAGCAACTGAATTTCTAGCAAGTTCTTCTTCTAAACTCTTAAATGCATCTGCTTTCTCATTTTGAAAACGTGTAACACAACTTGCCCTAACCGCAGGAGTACTTCTTCTAAAATATGCCATACCGTTATCTTTCATTCTTTCATCGTATACTGCGGCAATTAATGCTTGATCAGTTGGGACTTGTGAGCCTGTCCTTGCTACAGAACGTTGGAATATATTATTTGCTCCACCAGCACCGTGTTGTACAGCAGTTGACCAAAGAACATCTTGCAGTGTTTTTGTCATTGTTCTTACATCAATACCAGTCGACGACTGTACTCTATTAGCAGCAGGAACAAAATAAGTAATAACTGCATACTCATGTTGAGTTTCGGCAGCAGCAGGATTACTCATTGTGTTAGTCCAGGCTTGCTTAAATGTATCTGTGCCTGCTCTTGCTCCGCTGGTGCCGCCGGCAGCTTGTAATGGAGCAAAAACATCAGGATGTCGTTGACTTAAGAAGTTTAAGAATCCGTCCATGGCGCCAACTTTTGCAGCAAGCTGGTATTTTCCGTAACTGAATCCTCCAGTACTATCCCATCCAACAACTGTACTGCTTCCTCTACTTTCGTATTTTGCACTAAGCGATCCTAGTTCATCGCTATATTCAAAGTTACTGCTATAATTTGCTTGTGGTGTAGTACCTACACCTGAGCCAGTACCGCCCGGTGCATTGCCGCCAAAGCCGCTAGAAATACTTCCGCCAGTACCGCTGATATACGCACTAGAAGTTCTGCCACCTTTGTTTTTAAAGAAAGTGTCCGGAGTAAGAATTCTATCTGCTGCAGGTAATCCGCCTGGGGCTTCTCTATCAGTTTCTGACTTCTTGAACGAAGCAGGATCTAAGTTTTCATGATGAGGCCATGGCTCGTGTTGTGGAGCTCTTGCTAGTATACTTTGATATGCTACCGGTGTAGTACTCCCCGGAAACACATAAGGCAATGTCATTGTTTCTAACGGCTTTACTAGTTTTGCTTGATTAGCAAGTGCAGCCGCCGGACCGTTCATGTGAATATAAGTTGCTGTTTCTCTATGCTCTTTGCCGCTATTAATGTGAGTATATGCTCCAGCAGTTAATCTATTATCTTGTCCAGAGTTAACATTTAAATATTTTCCAGTACTAATAAATTGGTTTTCGCCTGCGCCAGTGTGCAAATTCTTACTTACTGTAATTTTAGCATCAGCTCCTACTTTTAAATTATAGTTGTGAACTGACTCAAATTGTATACGACCACTTTCTAATCCACTACCGTCTGTTGCTGCACCTTTGCTATAACGAGCAGTTGCTTTCATATTAATATTTCGACCGGCTTCCATATTAATATCACGTTCAGCAGTAATGTTTAAATCATTTTCAGTCATAATACTAACACTATCTTGTGCATGAATGTCAATTTTACCATCACTGGTCATTTCTATCCAAGTAGTACCACGTGCATTACCAATATAGATTAAGTCTTCACTATTGTGCATTAATATTTGATGCCCAGTTCTAGTACGAAATCTTAGAAGCTCATTATG